GTGAGACGATCTTCATGGGTATCTTGCGCGGCTCAGATGCAATCGTTCAAAAGAGCGGTAACGTCAAGGGGATGCCAACGGCGGCTCTTAACCTTGAGTTTGGTGGCATGATCGCGGGTCAGTATGACTCATTAGATCGCACTCGGCGCTATGTCTACGCTGAGGAGGTCCACAACTTCAAGCTTATCGATCCTTCTCTTGGTTACGTCCTCAACGACTGTTTGACCTGAGTGTGAGTAGATGCTTGAGGCTAGCCACATACATCTCTCAGAGGATGCTGACCAGCTCGCTATTGATGATCTGTCTCGACAGGTCAAGGGTGAGCGTGGGCCGGTGGCTAGTCTTATTCGTGCTCGACGCGATCAACTCAGAGCAGAGGTAGAAGCTGAGCGTGGCTTCACCCTCGCTCTAAAGCGAGCACGCAAACAGATTGTTGACCTCATGACCATGCAGTCAGTGAGCAATGATCCTCAGCTCTTGATGAGCTTTACGGATGAGCAGATTTTAGATCTCATCCTACGTGGTGGACTCGGCTTGGCTGTCGATGACTTCATCGAGGCCACCACGAGAATCAGAGCAAGCGTTGAGAAATCGCTTGAGGTGATAGGCGTCGATCTATCCCCTGAGGCTATTCCTCAACTTGACCTGATCCAAGCGCAAGCGGCGAGCGCTGTCTTTGAGGACGTAATAGCGCCCGACTTCACCAAGGCGGTGAAGACCTCTCTGCGCTCGATGACTCTATCTATCCCGATGGAGATCATTAAGAGCGACCTCGAGAGACAACTAGAAAAGGCAGAGGGGCGACAGCTCACCGAGATCAAAACACAGATCTCAGAGTATGGACGCTCAGTGACAGCGGTGGCAGCTGCGGCGGCTGACCTCAACTACTATCTCTACACCGGCCCACGAGATGGGATCACTCGGCCCTTCTGTCGAGCGCTGATCAACCTAGTGGTCGATGAGACGCAGATGAGCAAGCTTAACAACAATCAAGGGCGACCGGTTAAGATCGCGTGTGGTGGCTATAACTGCCGACACTCTTGGAGCCCTGTTACTGAGAGCTTCATCAAGGCGGCTGATCTTGAGCGCGCCAAGGCGAGCGATATAAGCAAAGCTAATGCAGGAGCAAAGAAGCGATGAGAAAAGCAGTAAAAGGTCAGACCCATTTCTTCTCTTGGAACCCTCCTCAACCCTACTCAGGAGCTCCATCACTCACCATCAACTTCAGCGCACCTCTCACCGATGAGGCGTTCACTCAGTCGCGTGCTGATGTAGTAGTAACAGCAGTGGCAAATGATCGCCGAACCCTCACGCTCAGTGAAGCGGTAGCCACTCAGCTTGAGCGCTATGAGATCAACGCCTTTATCAAGACTACTCGTGATACTTACTATGCAGTCAAGGTGAGTCGACTAGGAGGGACCAGCGCCATCTTGGCTGAGCCACTGCCTAGAGAGTTAGACCTGAGTGGAACTGTGACGCTCAACTTTGCGATGAGCTATGTTAACCTCACCGCGCTTCAAACAGCTACGGCGGGTGTCTATCCATACACTATCAAGTATGCTGATCTCGCGGGTGATAACCACGTTGAGACAGGACTGCTCAAAGTAACTCCTAGGCCATTCAACACCGGCCTAGATCATGATGAGCTTGTGGGTCAGTTCGCCAACCTCGCTGATAAGGTGCCACGTCGTCAGAGCGACTTCACACCTCAGATCGAGGCGGCGCTTGATGAGATCATCTTGGTGATCCGTGATCATGTCATAGCTGACAATGTGACAGAGGATGAGGTCTTCAATCAGCAGAGCTTCAAGCGCGCTCATGCTTACTGCTCGGCTGCCATGATCTATGAAATGAATATGCAGTTCGACGCCGCCGAGACGATGAGAGCTAGATGTCGTGAGTTGCTCGATATCGCTCTGCGGTCAATCACCTTAGATCTTGATGGTGATGGGGTGGTTGATGAGGGTGAGGAGAATCTCAGGCGTAAGGGTGGGAGCTCCACTGACTTCAGGGCCTCATGGTCTAGCTATGTGAAGAGTGAGAACGATAGCCGCTTCACACCAGTTAGAGGGATGAGGCACTAATGCCGAATCAGGTTAACATCAAGATTCCGCGCTCATTGTGGACCGCTAAGGACACGTTGAGGCTAGCGCAGAATACGCTTGCATCTATCAAGCTCAGAACCTCGAGAGGGCTTGACGCTGATGGTCGACCGTTTAAGCCATACTCAACCACACCTCTCTATGTCTCCAAGCGTGGCGCCCGTCTGAAGCCCAAAGGAGGGCGACCATCTAGGACGGGTGAGAGCGTCTACTATGAGGGTGGCTATCAGCAATATAAAGAGGAGAGCAGGCGTCGAGGTAGCGGAAGTGATAGCGCTGAGGTTGATCTAGTCCTCTCAGGGAACATGATGAACAACCTCATCGTCAAGCAAGCCACTGAGGACATGTTTGTCATCGGCCTCAGTGACAAGGCTCAATATGGGTATGTCGTCAATCAAGATCGTCAGTTCTTAGGCTTAAGCCCTCAGGATATTGAGATTCTCGTTGAGGCTGTTGAGGCTGAAGTTAGGAAGAAGATCAAATGAGCCAAGGCATATTTTCAGCGCTGGAATACCTAGAGACTCAGCTCGAGGCGACCTCACCCAAGAGTGATGTTTATCATGGCTTCGTCGCTCACGCTCGAGCTGATGGGATGGTTGTCCCATTAGAGGAGCGCTTCAACTCCAACCGATACTTTCAGCTTGATATAGCTGAGATGCCGAGCGATGACGGGGCGGCAGGGCTGAGCGGTAGACGTCGCGCGCTCATCGACCTCAGGGTGAGGTATGATATCCCTCATGATGTGGCCTATCTTCAGCGTCTCATGGCTGAGGATGCCGAGAGTCTACTAGTCACCCTCAAAGGGCCTAACTATTCACTCGTCACAACTGGGATCGTGTCAGTCATTCCTGAGACACCCATCTATGAGCCCTTAAACCTCGGTGAGCAGGGTGTCTTCATCCTGACCATCCCCTTTACCTTGCTTTATTTGGAGGCATAACATGGCGGTAACACATCGCTCTTTGTCCATCGCTGTCGAGAGCTTATTTGGCTCAATCAGCCCTTCTACCGGTCTACCTGATAACTCAGGGCTCACCTATGTTTCTATCCCTTGTGAGCGCGACCCCATCATCATCCCTGGTGAGCCCGTGGTCAGTGAGCGTAATGATGCTCGTGATGGTAACTACATGCTACCTCCTGAGCCTGATACAGTTTGGTCAGGTGGCTCACGAGTTCGCCGTCGAACCGGCCAAGTTGTCTGTCGAGTTGACCTCACCACGATTGGATCAGCTGCGGATACCTACGCCGCCAACTACCTCGGCTATCTCCTCGGCGCGGGTATGAAGACCAAGCTTCCATCAGTCGTCAGTGACGCCTCATTGACGGCGGTGGACGCCAACACATACACACCAGGGAGCGCACCGGCTGAGGCTGATATTGGAACGCTCGTGAGCACCTCTATCAGTGGCCGCGCTGAGTATTCAGCGATCACTGACAACGCCGACGCTTCATCAGATGTCACCATCTCACCTGCTTTCTCATCCAGCTCTTACACTGCGGTGAGAGGTCTACAAACGTGGTACATCCCTGGGCGCACTGCGACAGGTGACAGAGAGCACTCACTATCATTCCGCGTCGATGGGGTGAACTTCCGCTCTTATGCTTATGGCTGCGTATTGGAGAGCATGAGCATCAGTCTTGATAATGGACGCCTCATGGCTGACTTCACCTATCAGGCGGCGCTCATTCAGGATGATCACGGCTCAGCGGTTGGACCTATCGAGCCAACTTACAACACCGGCGCGCCGGCCTTCTTCCGTGGTGCTTATGTGGTCGCCTCATCGACCTCACCTACCTCACTCACCAACGCTTCAACAGGTGACACCTTGGGACGCTTGGCGCTCGATGCTGAAGATTTCAGTTTGACGCTCACCAATACGCTCACACCTATGGGTCACTCTAATAGCATCATCGCTATGAGTGACATGGAGATCAGTGACGTTGTGGTTGAGCTATCTCTGACTCTCAGCTCAGTTAACACCACCATCAGCAGCGACTTCTTCAACCGCACTGTGAGGCAGGTCATTGTAGGAACTGGCCCTCAGGGTGATGGGCTCGGTTGCGCTCTCATGCTTCCAGCGGCTCAGCTCACAGTTGACCCGAGCGCTTATGATGTGTCAGGTAATGAGATTGTTCGTCAGCAGTTGACCTATCAACAATCTCGCTTTGGCGGTGATGTGAGTGAGGCCAACGCTGGAAACTCACCCTTTAGATTAGGACTCGGCGTGTAATATGGCCCTCTCTTTCCTCACCTCTTCTGACCTGACCCTTGATGTTGTGATCACTTGTGACTCAGCTGTGACTGCTGATGACTCTCAGCGCTCCGCTTATCTCGACACAGGCGACTTATCACAATTGGGCAAAGTCGGCAAAGACGCCACTAAGTTTACCCTTAAGGCGTTATCTGCTGCCGAGCGAGAAGAGGCAGAGGCAAGAGCGGGCTCTTTGATTCGTTCAGAGCTTGGGCGTCTGCTGTGGACTGAAGCACCGTCAGACAATAAGGAGCGCGCTCAGTGGCATCATCAACTCAGCAATGATGAGCGCGAAGCTATGAGCGATTACCAGAGTTACCTGAATCGAGTATATCAGGAGATGATCAACTCAAGCCTGACCCACATCGATGGAGAAGAGGCGAGCGCTGACCAGCTCCAGCTCATCAGACCTGAGGCTCACCGGATTCAAGCTATCAGTGAGCTAGTGGTTCACATTCAACGAATCAGCCTTTTAGGCATCGAGGGAAAATAGCGCTTGCGGCTTCTGTTTGGCTTCGTCATTCAGGGGGCCGCGCTTGGGGTTGCGCCCAATGCCGAGCAAAGCCAGGGTTGAGGGCTCAGCGCGGTAACTGTGGTGGCCCTTTTCAGCAGGGCTTACCATCAGCTCAAAAGGATGAGCGCGGTTGGTTCGTGCCAGGTTATCGAGTCGCGCCGGATTGCGGTGAGGGATTCAGTGACCTTGAAATAAGGTCTTGTCCCGTGGCCGGTGCGAATAAAATGGCGTCTATTATCTCGGCCTATCATCGACATCGAGCGGGGCTCTATTCCATCTCTGAGAGCTTCCCTCGGCCAAGTGTCGCAGTGATTGAAGCCATAGATATACTTCACAATAATACAGAATCAGCGCATTATAGAGAGCAAGAGCGAGCAATGAAGGAGGCCCATCATGGCAAGTAATACTGTAGATATTGAAGTCAATCTTAGTGGCGCAGAAGCCGCCAAGAAAGGGCTCGGCTCTATTGGTGAGTCAGCTGGCCAGATTGCTCAGAAGTTCGATCAGACTAACAGTCATCTAGGTGAAGGGTTAAGCAGTCTGACGGGAAACATTGAAGAGATGGCGGGGTCTTTTGGTGAGCTAGGTGGAGCGATCAAGAATGTAGGCAAGACCGGCGCTAAAGGCTTGCTGCTGATGCTACCTGCTGTTGGTGGAGTAATCGCGGCGGGTATGGCGCTATATGAAACATTCAACATGATCACTGGAGCCGCTCAAAGAGCTGAAGACGCTGAAGAGGCTATGGCGGCGGCGGCCGGTGATCTGCAGAGCAAGCTTGAAGCGCTCGCTGAGAAGGGCGTGATACCCACTGCTCAAGAGCTTTACAAGTTTATGAAACTCAATATCGATGCTCAAGTAGCTAAGGAGAACTTACAAAAGGCGATTGAGAAACTCACTAAAAGTGAGCAGAAGGCTAGAGAGTCAAGCGAGAAAATCATAGAGCTTGAAAAGAAAAAAAAGAAGCTTCATGAAGAGACTGCTAAAGTTGAGAAAGATGGTGATTTCTTAAAGCAAAAAGCTGTCCATCTAATGACTCTCGAGCTTATTGCAACTCTAGATCTTACCAAAGCTAAAGCTGATCAAGCTCAAGCTCAACATGATTATAATCGTCAGCTTCAAGCACTTATCCCTATTCAAGAGGAAGTGGAGCAGAAAATCCGAGCATCTGCCACAGCTGAGAAAGAGTTTGAGGAACGCTCAGCAGAGTCAACGCTCAGCAGAGTCAAGGAGCTCTCCGCACGTCTTCAAAACATAAAGGTCATGAATGCTGAGGTCATTTTAGGGGGCAATCTATTAGAGCTCAGAAAAGAACAGTTTAATGAAGAGAGTAAGCTTTTAGCCATACAAATAGAGAGGCATAAGCAAAATGCTCCAGAGCTAGCCGCTATTGAAAAAAGATTAAAGGCTCAGATTAATGTTTATAATGAAGAAGCATTGATCAGAGCCAACTCAGCATCCAAACAAGGCGATATCCGAAAGAAGGCAGCTGAAGAAGAAGAAGCCGAGCAGAAGAAGAAATATGAAGCTTATAAAGCGCGCGCTCAACGGCGACTAGCTGAAGATCATCAGATAAGGCTCTTGGAGATTGAGCAGATGAGGCTGCAAGGCGCTTCTATTGAGGAGGTCTTGCAAGCTCGATATGAGGCAGAGATCAAGCTTGCAGGGAGAAACGCCAAGGCCAAACTGGCTATAGATCTACGCTATGAGAATGAGCGCTTGAGGATTCAACAGACAGCAGACCAGCAAGCCGAGCGACAAGCAGAGGAACAGCGGAAACGAGCTGAAGCCGAGCAGAAGAAGATTGAAGATGAACGCCAACGCTTAGAAGCTCATCGACGTCAGTTCTTACAGGAGTCTCAAGCGTTTGATATCTCATTGATGAAGGAAGGCGAGGATAAAGAGCTAAACCTTTTAGAGCTGAAATATAGTCAAGAGTTTGAAATGAAGGAGCGCTCAGAGGAGGAGCTCACCGAGCTGACCAGGCGATATAATATCGAGCGAGCGGCGATCATTAAGAGGTACACTGATGAAGGCTATGACGCCTTTAAAGATTCTCTGATGGGGATGGTGGACCAGCTACCACAGTTGGTCGGCTCATCGATGTTCCAACACTTGACAGACGCGAGCGCTGAGGAGGCTAGACAAAATCTATATGAGCGATATCAGGAGGACGTCAAGCGAGCAAAGAAGGCCGCTCAAAAAGTGGAGGGTACATATAAAGACCGCGTCAAGGCGGTCAAGCAAGCCAACGAGCAAATCAATGAGATGACCCTCACGTATCAAGAGGAGCGAACAAAGATTGCAGAGCAAGAGAAGAGTGAGCTCCCGCGCGCTATTGGAAATCTCCTCCTCGCATTAGGCCAACAAGCGGCCATTGAGGCGCTGATGATGACAGCTAAAGGTATCGCCGCCACGTTTGTAAATCCCAAGGCGGCTGGTGGGTACTTTGCTGGCGCGGCTGTGATGACGGGGGCAGCTATCGCCGCTGGTGTGTCAGGGTCAAGCCTAGCAGGTAGTGGCGGCGGTGGTGGTAGTGCTGCCGCAGCTGCTAGCGTCTCACCTCTCGGCTCACCTCAAGAGGCTCCTGAGGCAGAGAGAGAGCAGGCTAGAGACACTCAGATGGTCTTCAATATCAACTTCGGTGGGGCTGTCATCTATGACACCAAGGCGAGCGCCGAGCAGGCTTTGGCTGATCGAATCACTGACATTCAAAACACGCCGAGACGCGGCGCACCAAGGAGGCGTTTCTAATGCCACTTAATAACCCTGCTCCTCAGTTCGGCCTTCTCACTGCTTATGATATGAGAGCTTACACTGGCGTTAAAATGTTCACTCGCAGTGGTGGCGCGGCTGTCAACATGACGACCTTTGCTAGCGGTGATGGGATATTTGAAGACCTCATCTTTCTTCTGAATCGGCGTGCTGATGATGCAAGCCTCACATGGTCTGGCGCGATGGATCTGGTGAACACGTTTGGAACCTCGTGGGTCGTGAGTGTAAATGCAAGCGACAAGATCACCATCACCTCAGATGTAGACTTTGAGATCAGGTCCACCGGCTCAGTTGATGCGCTCGGTATCGGAACGACTGCCATCAACGCCACACTCGTTGGCTCAGACTATGTGGTCACAGCTCCCAACGACTGGATCAGAGGTGAGCTGAATCTCGATGACGTCGAATATACTGTTGAGGAGGTGGGCGGCGCTGGCTCTTTCCTCTTCCCTAGCATCCCTGTTTATATGCAGGACGTGACAACGGGTCTTAGAAACAAGTCCACAATCAATGACGCTGATGCTTTCTCTACTATGCCCTCCATCAGTGAGCTAGACCGAGCGGCTAATGGTACTCAGATCTCGTGGTTCTTAGACTCAGAAGGCAGGGTCAACTGTTCATATCTCACGAGTATTGGTCACATCACTTGGAACTCAGCAGAGATCAGGAATCTTTTAGGGTTCAGCGGTGACGAGACGCCCACGACGTATGCGACCAGCTACAGCCTACTCACTGCGACTCACAAGGCGGCAGGTGTGCTCATCCCGACTAGACCCTATCAACAGCATCACCTCAAAGGGCTCAACGTGGGCCAAGCACGTCGCCTCATCGGTGGTGGGTATGTCTCTAATCACATCGGCACATATACCACATCGTCGCTAAACTTTGACCTCGATGCGCTCCTCGACTCAACCGACGACTATCAACACTTTCTAAATCGTTGGCTGCCATATTGCGCTCAGGGGGAGAGAGTCAACTTTTATCAAGGATGGGGTGACTCTCGGCGCGCGCTCCCCACTGCCTCAGTCAACGCGGCTCAACCTGCCTATGATACTCTCTACAGCTCAGAGGATAATGGCTCTTATGGTCGGATTAGAGGCAGTCTCACGACTAATAGTTTTGACCTCGCATATCCTGGCAGACTTCGGCGGCGCGTTCCGGTATCGATGGAGATTGAGCACCTATGAGCAATACATATACAACGCCACCTCTGTTAGTTGATCCTGCTCGGCTCACCTCAGGGCTCACTGTGAGGACTACGGAACTCTCCCGACTTGGCGACATGCAAAATTATGCGTTCGCTTATGGTGGCTGTGGTGACGTCGTGAATCAGGCGTGGTCTTCTGAAGACTTTGAGTTTAACAGCACCTCGATGACTGACGTTTGCCAGTGGTACATCCCCCACCCATCAGAGGAACACATTGAGTTTAAGTTCAGGCTGAGCGCTTATACGAGCGTGGCAGGTAGTCAAGCCAAAGTGACCCTGACATTCCCCACCACCTCAAACTCCTACAACTCAACCATCACCATCACAGACACCTCACGATTTAACAGTGCTTTCGATGTGGCCACTGTGACGCTCGGCGCGGTGGAGGCTGATGAGTTCGCTATACTCACCCTGAGCCTTCAAGCCTCAGCAGGTGCCACGATTGAGGTGGCAGCCATTCAAGGTAGTTGGTCGCCACTCGCTTCACCACTCGCGGCGCGAGCTCTCGACCAATACACAGAAGAGTTTATCCCGTTTGGAGCTACTCGCCTCGGCGCTGATTATCCTCTGCCAGCTCGCTTCGGTGTGGACTCCATCAATAATCTAGGTCACCTGAGGAAGCGTGGCCGAACTCTGCTGAGCTGGTCGGGTGTCTTCAGCTCATCGAGCATCCCAGCACCGGCCAAGGGCCTCGGCGTTTCAGATGCTGAGTTATTGTTCTCTGAGGTGGCGATACCAAGCGGCCTGAATCTCTTGGGTCTAAAGATCACTATCCTGATCAACGCGGTGAACATCACCACCTCTAAGGTCTTTGACATCATGGGTTACTCAATCACCGTCTCATCTAATGGGTGGTCAGCTCATGAGAGAGATATAAGAAGTCCTGAGCTAGCAGAGCACAGTCAAGATTTTAAACTCTCAATGTATCGAGTAGGCCTAGATCCAACTCCACTTAATCAGAGTAATCTGCTCAGTCTCTCTAACCAGATAATAGGGAGCCCTGCTTATATTCAAGGACTCAGTATCATAGGAGTTTGATCAATGTTGATACCAACGAGCTTTCAGCGTCTGCCTAATGTCTCGGGCTGTTATAATGGCCAGCTGTTATTTGGCGGCGCGCTCGCTCAAATGGCTTCAGCAGCTGCACAGCTCACCCGAGTGAAGTTCTTAGGTGAGGCTCATTATAATGTGAATAGAGGTGTGGGCGCTAACATCGGTGGTCGATTCAGGCTACTTGAACCCAGTCCATTTAAGGGAACAGAGGTCAACCACTATTTATATCAATCTACACCTATCAGCTCACATCTAGCTTTAATCATGCAATATGTCAGCTCTAATCATGGAGGAGGTAATAACCCATCTATTGAGCTTGAGCTACGTGATACAGCTGGCAATAGCTATGCAGGAACCACGTTAGATGTAGGATGTAAATATACTGAGGTAGACTTGGCAGGTGACCCATTTACACTGTACTCAGCCTTCACTGGGACTAACCTCATCGCGGCTCCATCTAATGTCACCCCTGATCCACCTCGGGTGCTTTATGTTCCCTCAGCTAATCGCGGTCAGGTGCTGAATGTGGCAGTAACGACTAATAACCTAGTTGTGTTAGGGTTACATATCTATGACATCTATGACCCTGAGGTGACCCCATGAGCATCACTAGCCAGCATGGCCGACGCATCTTCGCTCTACAGGTGGCAGGGCTCAAATATAGATATCACAGCCACCCACCTCCTGCATCGAGTAACCTTGATGCTGAGATAGCCTCAGGTGTGGATTATGTTGATATCGAGGCGATCACTGAAGTTGGAGCTTTTAGCGCTTCGATTGACCCTAGTGGTGGGGTGGCTCAGTATTCATCCACCTCTGTCACTCTCGGGATAGATAGGCAGCGTGGCGGGCTCAGTGATCCTGGTGTTGTGTTTGGTCGCTGTGGAGCTCGCTCAAGTCCTGCGCTCGCTCGCCTCACCACCTCAGCATCACGACAAGACACCACCTTCTACCTTGACGCTGATGTCAGATCTACAGCTGAAGCGATTGTGCACATTGGAGCTGAGACAGTTCACACCACGTTGAGAACAGCCACCTCGATTAATGTTACTCGTGGTGTTGGTGGCACACCTATTCAGACTCATAGCATCGGCCTCGAGGGCTCATTTGTTCCTGAGATCAGCAACCACATCACGACCTTCAGAGGTCGCCGAGCCAAGCTCTACATGGCTCATCGATATCCCAACGGCAACACCACAGACTTCGTTGAGGTGCTTAACGGGTTCATCGAGGCGAGCCCAACGATTGAGCAGGGCGATGAGATCAGCCTTGATATTGTCCCTCTCACCGCTCTCATCGATACAGACCTAGCTGATAAAGGCATCTCTCAGACTCGACTGCTCCAAGGCTATCATTATTACGATGGTGTCAATGGAAGTGTTTTAGAGTACGCGCTCACGCTCGAGATTGATAGAGATAGGCGCTCTGTCATCGTCTATCCCGACACTGCGGCGATCACAGCTAACACGTTTCAAGTCTCAGTATTGCAAACGCGAGGTTTCACAGACCTCTTTGATGACTTTGATGTGACCCTGCCACAAGGGCCTGATGCAGATGACTACATCAGAGAGCATCCACGCTATCCAAAGCTGAGGAGGGGAACTGACTTTGTTGACCCTGATGGTGTGTTCCCTAATACCATCACCTACGATGGTGGCATACCTGGCTATGTTATCAACGCTGATGGAGCTCTCACTAATGCACTGAGCGCGGGTGAGATCTCAGCGGCGGAAACTCTGAGAATCAGCCTGCCTTCTGTCGAGATCAAACAGCATGAGCTAGGGTCAGAAGAGGTCAAGCGCTGGCCTGATGTAATCAACGACACATTAGAAAGTGATGGACCATCGAGCACCCAAGGTTTAAGCGGTGGCTTCTCTCGATGGAGACTTCAAGCAGGGCCAGAGATTAGAGCTGAGAAGCTGAGTACATCACCCTTTCCATCAGGTGTATGGTTGTGGAATGATGCGGCATTCTTTAGAAGCGCGGCCGCAAACTACAACATCTATGGTGAAGAGTGGCCACTGTGTTGGAGGGCTTCAGGCACATCAACCGAGCTGCCAACCTTATCACGCTTGGCCTATCCCATTGATCTAGGCTTAGAGGGTGAACCTTACTCAGAGAGCTTCACTGATAATGTGGTCATCCAAAAAGATCGGATCGACATCAACACAGTAGAGCGAACCGCTTTAAGAGCGTTGAGGGATATTCCCGCCGCTTATTATCAACAGTTTGAATCTGCCATACTCGTTGAGGGCTCGCTTGGTCTTCCCACCTCAGCCACGGCGGGTGAGTTCTACTACATAACAGTCGAGCATTATGACCGAAATCAAGAGCAGGTTGTTAAGCAAGTTTTCAAGTGTACCCACGAGACGACAGCGACTTTTGGCGGTTCTGATGTCGGTGTGGTTTTACACATCGCCGACGATAACGATTTCTTTCAGAATCAGAGCTTTGGTGATTGGACTGATGTTGAGCGAGCGCTGATCTATCGAGGTGGCCAGCTCACCGGCGAGCGACCAGGGACAGTGATTCTTAAGCTGTTAGAGTCAGGTGGTGGAAACAACGTCAATGGCGATTATGACCTTTTGGGAATCGGCCTCAATATCGATAGCTCAGATATTGATGAGCGATCATTCCTAGCGATTGACGCGGCGGCCACCTTCACTCTGAGCGATAACTACGCGGGGGATGGAACCAACCTAAGAGACACCATCGACGCGATGTTAAGGCTCATGGGTGCAGTGCTCGTGATGAAGCGCGACCCAACGACAGGGCGCTCGAGGTTGGCGGCTGTTCCCATCGGCAATGAGCGAACCGACGCGGCGGCGGCGACAGTCACCGCTGATCAATGGATAGCAGCTCCACCGCCTCGATGGGGTATAAGAGAAGACATCGTGACTCAGATTGTCTTCGAGTTCGACTTTGACCCTGTTGAGGATAAGTACAGATCAGAGGTCATCTTCAACAATCAGGAGGCCATCAACCGTTATGGTGGTGAGCGCTCGAGCATCTCCTTGACTCTGCCAGGTGTTAACTCTCAACAGTTCGGACGCGGGGCGGGTGATAACTTCGCTTATTTCCTGCCAACAGCGGCGCGGTTATTTAACCTATTCGCCAACCCATTGAGAACGTGGTCAGGCTCCATCGGTACTGGTCAGAGTTCTTACATTGATGTCGGCTCTTATCTGACAGTGAGCTCACCCCACCTCAGAGGTTACTCAGATACCTATGGTGTAACTAATGGCGTGGGTATGGTTCGCTCGATTCGTCAGGAGTTGATGAAAGAGGGCTGCCAGCTTGAGCTGGTGGTCACCGGATTGACCTCCTATTATTGGAACGCCTCAGCACGAGTCACAGCCACGCCCACCGCCACAGCAGTCACAGTGGCAGCGGACGACTTCAGCGATTCAACAGAAGCCGACGCCTCATATTTTGAGGCTGGTGATGTGGTCGATTATCTCCCTAAAGGGAATCATGATGGAGCCATCACGGGGCTTGAGGTGGCGAGCGTCACAGGTAACACCATCGTGTTTACAGCGGCCCATGGTATCACAGCGCTCAACGGTACTCTTGAGCCAACGGTATATGCTCAGGCTTCAGACAATCACAGAAGTGATGCTTATTTAGCCAACTCTTCTGATATCATCAACCTAACCACACCTGCTCAGGAGTTCAGCTGATGCCAACAAAAGCAGAGCTAGAGGCGACAATCAACGACCTCAAACATGATGTTAGACGCCTCGAGCGTTCACTAGGTCAGGCTGAGCTTGACCTTCAAGCGCTACCTCATCGAGACGTTACCTATCCAAGACCACCACGAGATGAGAGATCTGTTGAGGCTGTCGCTCGTGGAATGGCTGAATGGTCACAAGTGGTCAAAGAGCCTGATCGACGAATCAACACCTATATCAGATCAGTCGAGGGGCTCGGTTGGACGTGGGAGAAGGAGTACGTCAAGAATGGTCAGTTTGCTTGGTGTGGAGCTTTCGCCGCCTTCTGTTGGACGGCAGTTAAGCCGAGCATCAGAAAGAAGATCTTTCCCTCATGTTATCGCCTATATTCTAACTGGTCACAGACCTCACGACACATTGACCCATCTAAGATGATGCCCGGTGATATCGTGGTGGTCTATTCCGGCAAGCACGCGACCCAAGGCGACCATATCACCATCTGTCGTGGGGAGCTCGTTGATGGTGTCTTTGAGACTGTCGAGGGGAACGCTCATGGCGTGCTCGGCGATGATACGCGCGGTGAGGGTGTCATCATCCGTAGTCGCTCGTTAGATGAAGTGGCCCACGTTTACCGCTTGCTCTCGGAAGATTTCGATGAGTGATAGTGGCCTGACAGGTAAAGCAGGTGGCCGAAAGGCGCTTGGCTTTTATGCCTCGCTCGGCTGCTGTTTTTTACTAGCCATGAGCGGCAAGGCTAATACTGAGGTCTTAGCCCTCATCAACACACTCTATATTAGTTTTGCAGGTGCCAACGTGTGGGCTAAGAAGGTGTCACCAACTGAGGTGATTCAAGCTCAGGCGCAGGCTCAGCAGATGCAACAACCCCAACCCCAACCTCAACCTCAACCCGAGACTACACTGGAGAAGCCATGAGACTTGGAGTCCAATATCCCATCCACGCTGGTGGGTTTAACGCAGCATATAACGCCTCAGCAGTCGCTGACACTGATTGGCACAGCCTCAGCTCGACTGACTTTTACGACACACGAACAGGGCTTCAGCTTGAAGCTGGCCTCACCTTCGCCTTCTTGGAGGTGCTCAGCGGCTCAACTGACACTGTGAGCTATTGCAAGCTACGCGCCGCCGGTGGGGCTGGTGATGGCGTGGCCAACTCAGATGGCGTGATTCCAGTGCTCGGCGCCTATAAGGTCGACGTGCAAGCGCTTGTCTCAGGCTCAAGCGTGACCTCAGTGGCCTATAAGAAGGCCGCCGCCGGTGACAGCTTTGTTATCTATGCAGGCTTCAACGCCACGACCAACGTGTGAGGTGAGACATGAGCATTGACGCTAAACCATGGTTAGGGGGCGGGGCCGCTTCGGTTCCTGATGCAAGCGAGACAGTTAAGGGGATCATCGAGATTGCAGACTCAACCGAGTCAGCGGCGGGCACTGATGACCTCAAGGCGATGACACCTCTAAAGGTTAAGCAGCGGATTGACTCGGCGCTTGTGGGTGGGGTCGATTACAAGGGAACGTTTGACGCCTCAACAGGTCTTCCGAGTATCGCCAACGCTGAGAAAGGTGACCTCTATATCATCGACACAGCAGGGACCATTTATGGTCAGACTTGGGCTGTTGGTGATCACCTCCTCATTAATGAGGACATGGGTGGATCAGTCACCAACTCAAAGATTGATAAGGTCGATAACACCGACGCAGTAAGCTCAGTTAACACACAGACCGGCGCGGTGGTGCTCTCTGCTGATGATCTCGCCGCTGATCACGTAGCGCTCAACTACATAGCCGCCAACGCTAACATTGATGGTCACCTCAGCGGGATTGACGATGAGTTTTTTCTGAAAGCACCATTAGCCTCACCTGCCCTGACAGGCACGCCAACGGCGACCACTGCGACTGCAGGCGATAACTCCACCAGGATTGCAACCACTGCTTATGTTGACAGCGCTGTCTCAGGTGCTGGTAATCAGATCAATGATATTGAGACTAAGACGAGCTCAACATTTACAGCTCAGAGCAACTATGTTTATGTTGGTGGTTACACCTCAGGAACTCAAACGGTTACAATGCCCGACGCTTCTGCATCTACCAAAGGTGATATCATCGGGTTTACAACGCTGAACAGCGCGCGAAGCATCGAGCTAGTCAGCAGTGATGGCACCACCAACGACCTCCTCAACATCAGCAATCAGTCAAAGGGTGGAACCCTCGGCGCTCTCGCTCTCACTGTAGATCGACAAATAAGCTGGTTCATTTGTGATGGTACTCAGTGGCAAGAAGCCAACGCCAGCTTCTTTACACAGCCTATTTCCTCTGATCTCGTCCCGACCTCAGGCAACAGCTACGACCTAGGCTCTCCATCAGGAGAGTGGGCGGATCTCTACCTTGGTGATAATGGGATCATTTACTGGGGTGATGATCAGGATGTAAAACTCATTCATGATCCTGATGATGGGCTAATCTTAGACCTAGGCGTCACAGATAGCTCACATGATCCACAGTTTGAGCTTCTGAGTGAATCGAGCGCGAGCTTTGGCCCTCGCCTGCTGTTTCATATGCAGAGCACCACCCCCGCCGCCAATGATCGATTAGGGCAACTCACATTTAAGGGGCTAGATTCTGGGAGCGGCTCTACCGAATATGCGTATGTCTTTGGTCGTATCGAAGACCCGACAGCAGGAGCAGAAGCAGGCAGGGTTGATATTTTACCTCTGCCTTGCAGTACTCAAACCAAAGGCTTGCACGTCATCGGCATCCCGAGTGAGTTGGGCGGCGCCAAGGTTGACATCGATCACAATGGCACTGACTACGGTCTTCATCTAAATGGCACAATTGTGGCGGCGAGCGCGGCAGAGCTTAGCCTCTTAGATGGTGGCTCTAGCGTCGGCGCATCTGTGAGCATTGTGGACACTGATGGATTCATCTTAAATGATGGGGGTGTAACTAAGCTCATCCCTGCCAGCGACCTTAAGACCTATGCAGGAGGTGGGATCAGCGCAGTCGTTGAGGATACCACGCCTCAGCTCGGTGGGCCTCTTGATGTCAACGGTCAGGCGATCACCTCAGCGAGCAATGGCGACGTAACCATCAACCCTGATGGAACGGGTGATATTAGCATAGGCGCTGATATGATTCCTGATGCAGACGCTACCCACACCATAGGTGATGAGAACAACCGATTCATCAGCGCCTACACTGATGTTAATGGCGCTATTCGATTCAGGGCTAAGAACGACAGCGGCGGCGTTATCAACAAGGGTCAGGCTGTGTACATCAAGGGTGTGAGTGGCACTGTTCCCACTGTGTCTCTTGCTCGAGCAAACAGCGCTTCAACGATGCCAGCTTTTGGCCTAGCGCTCGCAAGCGCAAACGATCAGGCAGAGCTTCAGGTTATCACGTTTGGCAACCTGACAGACTACAACACTAATACCTATTCACTCAGCGCTAATGATCCAGTGTATGTTAGCGCGGCCACAGCTGGCGCGCTCACTAACTCAGCGCCAACAGGTGAAAGTAACCTCATTCAGAACATCGGACGAGTTGTCCGAGCAGACGCGAGCGCTGGCATCATCAAAGTCGGTGGAGCTGGCCGAAGCAACGCGACACCCAACCTAGATGATGGAAAGATCTTCTTAGGCGACGCGAGCAATCAGGCAGTGTCAACCTCACTCGTCACCGCGCTTGGCTCAGTAGATGTTAGCGCGCTCAATGATGATGGAACTTACCGACTATCAACGGCCGGCCTGAATGATGTATCAGACGTAAGCTTCACTGCAGGAGCAGGGATTGATAACTACGTTCTGACTTATGATAATGGCACGAGCTCATGGGGTGCTGAGGCAGTGCCGAGCGCGGCGGCTGCCTCTGAGACAGTGGCGGGTGTCATCGAGATTGCAACCAACGCTGAGACAGCGACAGGGACAGCGACGGATAAGGCGTTGGTTCCTAGCAATATCTCAAGCATTGATCTGAGTCAGGCCAATAATACGACCTCAGCATTCATTAGCGATATCAGCGGAGAGAGCTTAAACGATCTATCAGACGTGAGCTTCACCGCAGGAGCAGGGATTGATAACTACGTTCTGACTTATGATAATGGCACGAGCTCATGGGGTGCTGAGGCAGCTCCAACAGCAAGCGCCGCTTCAGAGACAGTGGCGGGTGTCATCGAGATTGCAACCAACGCTGAGGCGACAGCAGGAACAGCGACGGATAAAGCGTTGGTTCCTTCCAACCTCTCATCAGTTGGCACATCTCAGCTCAACAATAATGCAGGGTTCATCAGCGATATCAGCGGAGAGAGCTTAAACGATCTATCAGACGTGAGCTTCACCGCAGGAGCAGGGATTGATAACTACGTTCTGACTTATGATAATGGCACGAGCTCATGGGGTGCTGAAGCAGCTCCAACAGCAAGCGCCGCTTCAGAGACAGTGGCGGGTGTCATCGAGATCGCGACTAATGCAGAGACAGCGACAGGGACAGCGACGGATAAGGCGTTGGTTCCTAGTAACATCTCAAGCATTGATCTGAGTCAGGCAAACAATACGACCTCAGCATTTATCAGTGATATCAGCGGAGAGAGCCTCAACGACTTGTCAGACGTGAGCTTCACTGCAGGAGCAGGTATTGATAACTACGTTCTGACTTATGATAATGGCACGAGCTCATGGGGTGCTGAGCCAGCTTCGGGTGGATCAAGCGCGCCAAACATCACAACCGATTCAAGTCAGACGAACACCACCATCAGCTCGCATACCGGCATTGAAGAAATCCACCTGATCAATAATGGCGCCGTCGCTGTTACAATCACTATTCCAACAGCGACCACAGTGGGCGCAGGGTACAAGTATAACGTCAAGCGCCTAGGCACTGCTTCGGTTACAGTGTCGCCGAGCAGCGGCACGATTGATGCCGCAGCTTCGTTTGTGCTCGATGTGCAATACGACGCTGTTACTCTTGTTTCAGATGGCAGCAACTACTTCATCATTTAAACGGGGGCTGTAAATGACTTACCGCAACAGACTAGATCAGAAGCTAGAGATGTTAGAGCTCATCCCAAGCGGCTCTCCTGGCGTCGGCAGCTATTACACTCTCACCGCAGGGGGAGATAACTACAGCTCCAGCTATTCTGGATCAGGCACCACCACCATCACCCTCCCTTCTGGGTTCTATATGGCGCGCTGTACGCTGAGCATCACGCGCTCAACCAGCAATCAGAACATTCAGTTTGTGGTTGAAGTCGATGGCTCAGATGGTGATCGGATGGGGATTACCGGATGGTATAATAATTTACGTGGTGATTATTCAGAGCATGCGTTTACCCTGACCACTTCCGGCGAGTTAAAGGTCAGAGTGACAGCCTTTGAAGCTTCTGCGCCAACAGTCACAAATAATAGCCGATTATGGTTGTGGAGGGTCGCATGACATACGTGAGTGGAAATAGAGCTAGTCCGTTTAGCCTAGCATGGTTGACATTTGGCACTTTGACACCGTCCACGAGATGGAACACAACATCTCAAACGTGGCTTAATACTAACATCGGCAGCACGGGCCTTTCATTCTCTGGAAGAGGATATGTATGGTGCGCGCTCAGCGGCGATGTAACTAATAATGTATTAGTCAGCTTTTCAGTTGGTGCTGCTTCTGAACCTCAGTACACATGGGCCTCGTGCTTTCAGGGTGGTGTCGCTGCTCGCAGTGTCAGTGATGATAGCTCGTGGAGCCATGGAAATAGCACTGAGTGGAGAGTGAAATACAACTACTACAGTGGCACTACACCGAAGTTTGAAAAGCTTTATAGCCGAGCTGGCGTGATTCGATTAGCGAGGGCATAACATGACATACATTCCAGGGGGTGAAGCCATAGCTGTTCCTGATGCGCTCGTTGTGATCGAGTCATCAGTCTCCAGCAGCGGTCAAAGCTTGGTGACAGGGAACCGGATCAATCTTTCAACTATCACGAGCTTAGAGGGGTCATGGACTCCGAGCGTATCCAGCGATATCATTACATTAGATGCGGGCTATTATTATTATTTAGAGGCCGCTCAACAGGCTTATTTTACAGGCTCAACAAGTTCTTCAGCGTACATTGAAACACAATGGTATAACGAGACGACGAGCGCTAGTGTTGGCACCATCGGCCTAATGCACATCAGCATTTATGAGGATAGCAATTTAACCAGTTCAGATGAAGTGGCTTGTTTGCTGATAGATGCGACTGCATCGGCTGTTGATGTCAGCGTTAAGATTGGAGGATTTTCTATTTTTTCAAGCATTAATAGCTCAAACACTCAAAACATCTATGCTGGATATGGGCGCCAGTTGATTTGGCGATTGACACCATGAGCCATGAGGAAAGAACATGATTAATATAAACCTACCTCAACTCTCAAAAGAGTCAGTGTTGTATATCATCGGCGCGGTGGTCGCCGCTCTCCTGATGTTGGGTTGTTACCTCGGCGGCGCTTCGCTCGGAGCTGCTGAAGTCGAGCGAGCTCTACAGACTGAGATCGATGAGCTCACAAAGAAACTAGCCACGTCTGAGGACAAGGTTCTCACCATCGGACTTGACCTGGCAGGTTGTGAAGCTCGAAAGAGCGGTGACTGTATCCTTAACTGTGAGGGGCTATGCAGAGAGCGAGTTGATGAGGCGATCAAGGAGGCTACCAGCTTATGTGGTCGATGATTCTCTCTCTCCCTCTCCTCTGTGGTACCGGCGTTTATTCTGCCGTTGAGCCTGGCCTGATGATCTGCATGGGTGATCATCTAGCGCCAGTGGTCGCTGAGAGGTGGCAAGTCCTTGATCAGCCAACCCTCATGACTATCTCAGTCCATGATTGGCTACGCCTCAAAGACGCGATCCACCACAGCCCCAATCTCTGCAAAGCGGCGATTGATGCCACAGCTGAGAGCTGTGTTAAAGAGGCTGAGAAGTTGGCGCAGATAGTGAGCAAGCGTGAGACAGATGATGAGAAGCTGATTGAATCCTTGAAGCGCTCGCTCGAGGCTCAGGAGAAGCTCACCGCTGATGAGGCTCAGCGCGCTCGCCACCTCAAGTGGGGGCTTATCGCCACCTCGTCTGTGGCTGTCATCGCGACCACGATCATGGTATTAAGATGATAGAGATGGTCATCATGACAGAGGGCCACCTCTTACTATTAGTTAGTGCTGCCACCCTCATCACAATCGTGAGACAGTTATGGATATGAACACTCTCGATATTGCCACCCTCATCGCTTTGGTGGGGATGGTCATTAAAATGACCCAGGATAAGGCCAAGCACGCTGAAGAGATGGGCAAGCTTAAACAGCAGGTCAGCTCACTCGAGGCGCGCGCTAGTGGGTATGATATTAAGTTCGAGAGCGTTGAACGTAAGCTCGAGGCTTTGCTGTCGGCTGTCGCTCGCATAGAGGCGACACTAGAGGCTCAGCGCAACTATCAGGCGAGGACTCCGATTCCTCACAGACGAGACAGCTGAAGCAGAAGCGCCACATCTTCTGAGCCATTGATGATCTCCCTCATGATCTGTCGTCCTGCCTCGATGGACTCCTCATCCTCGAGGTGAGCAGATACGCTGAGCCCTTCCCAGAAGTAAGGGTTGGCGAGATTGATTCCGATGTCTCGTGAATCAGCGTCAACGGGTAACGTGGGGAACTCATCACGCAGCTGCTTGACCGTTGCTCGACTGTTCCCCTTGTCGCGCCACCAGTTCGGTTGAAGGCGTGAGTCTCTGATGGTCGATGAGATCAGCCAACTGTAGAAGAACTCCTTGCGCTCATCTGCTGTGATCGCCTCGAGGTCGATGTTAAGGCGTGAGGCCACATCGACAGCGGCGCTCTTGCTGATACCATGATGCTCAAGCGCTCGGCCTAGATCAGCCATATAAGCGAAGACCTTGACCGGCGTTGGTTTCCGGCCTACCACCTCAGGAGCAGGTTGAGGCTGAGGAGGTCGAGAAGGCTCAGGAGCAGGTTGAGGCTGAGGAGGTCGAGAAGGCTCAGGCGCTCGCTGAGGCTGAGGAGCTGGTTGAGGCGCTCGTGATGGTTGAGGCGCTCGCTGAGCCTGAGGCGCTTGGCTGCTCATCTCCTCACCGAGAGCTTGAGCTGTGATCTGTGTGCGCTCATCGTCGCTCATGTTGGTGTTGTCTGCGATCTCATCAGCTGAGTAAATGCCTGACACAGCATCAGGGAACACAGCGCGAAGGCCCATAGTCAAACAGCGAGCGCGGAGCATCTGCATGGGCATAGTCTTCCAGTTTCGGTTACCTGTAAGACCCTGAGCATGAGCCATGTCTAAAGTATATGTGAAGGTGTGAACGATATCACCAGGCTCATCAGTTCGCGCCATCTCCATCGTGCAACTGTGAGCGCTCCACTCAACAGTTCTGATGAATCGGACCAGACCTGACGAGCGACAGATGCCAGCCATAGCATCAGCGTTGAGAGTCGGCTTACCGCGAAGACTGTATCCTTGAGTCCAAGTTCGGCCAAGGTCACCACCGAAGAAGTCACCGAAGGCGGCAAACACTTGGATGAGGCTCATGGCATCGCGCTGATTATGGCCGGTCAACAGCATGGCCATCTCTTGGAGTTCCTGAATGTTCGTTGGTGTGAAGATGCTCATTGTGTTATCCCTTATGTATCTGCGTCATGCAGAGGAGTGAAAGAGGGTTGATGGGCGGCGGGTGGTTTTGGTCAGCTCCCCGCCGCCTATTGATTAGATGAATAATGTGATGATGATGATGATGAGGATGAGGATGATGACGACGAAGACATCATCGAGAATCTGCTTGTCAGGTGGCATCAGCGCAGCTTCCTAGCGATGTGAGCGCTCAGCTTGATAGCGGCGCGCGCTAAAGAGAATCGGTTGACGGGCTCAGCGACTCGCTCAGCGAGGTCAACGCCGCGAAGCGCTGCCAACTCTACATCAGTGATTGAGGGTGAGGGCTTCTCGAGCGTCACCGGCTTGAGGTTATAGCAAGTTGGGTATTCGTCTTGATAGCTCATGCTCTGTCCTCCTCTCGAGGGCTTACATAAATGGTTTTGCCGTACCAAATGAAACTCTCATAGTCACCATGATAGCACTCTCGTAGTTTTTGGATCAGCTCAGGGTCATCATCCTGTAGTTTGATCAACTGTCTGACTGTCAACTCTTCAGAGCCCCAATAGCGATCTTCGATGATAAACAGCGCTTCATAAGGCAGTTCTCGCAGAGCAACAAGATCCTCATTGAAGTCATCAGGCTCAAAAGCTTCACACTGCTTGTATTGCTCAGCCAACTCATTGCACAGCCTAGCCAGCTCAATCGCTAACATTTTAGGCGCCTTAGATTGATGCTTGATGATTTTGCTGAGATATGACTCAGAGATATTAAGAGCGACAGCGATATTCCTCTGACCAATCGCTCTTAGTATACCATGTTTTTGTGCCTCCATGCTTATCTCCTTGTGCTTGGAAGTGAAGGATGAAAACATCTTGACAAGTTTATTTCATCATGTCAAGTTTATTTCATCAACTTTCTTTCATTGTCGACAAGGAGGAGACATGAAGCAACATGAAGCCATAGGTTTAGCGATCAAGGCGCCGCTCAAAGCTAACCCTAAGTTGGTGTTGATCACCATCATCTATAAGAGTGACTTCGTGACTTGGGAAGCCAAGCCGATGAGTGCCAGCTACATTTATCAAGCGCTTGAGGGCGCTATGAGCTTTCGATCTGTTCAGAGATGCTTCTCAGAGTTGCAAAGTCTAGGACTGATTAAGAGAGCAGAGACAGAGCGAACAGACAGAGTAAAGAGCATTGAACTTAACTTTGAGGCATTACGACAGAGTGACGCAATACGACAGAGTGACGCAATACGACAGAGTGACGCAATACGACAGAGTGACGTAACCATTACGTCAGAGAGTCGTAATCATTACGTCACAGAGTCGTACAATAATAATCAGCTTAATAATCAGTTAAACAATCAGTCTTTAGAGGAACCTGTAACTCAGGAGACGCGCGAGAATCCTTTTGGATGGAAGCTGCCAACTCCTCGACCAACACGAGAGACTCAACCACCTCAACCCAAGAAGTTTGAGAGATATGAAGACATCGTTGCTCGATACAATGGAGGCCGACGATGAGCGAGATGAGCAAGTTAGACCTCAGCAACTACACCAACATCATTGAAGAACTCAAAGCAGGAGCGCGCGCTAGAGCGAGTGAGCACCCACCTAAGGCTGATCTCGACTTCTCGGATCTTAAGCCTCAGAACCTTGAGGCAAGAAACTGGATTGACCTTAAAGCGGGATATCTAAAGCCAAGGCCGGTCCCCTTCTGTGGTCGTTGCCAAGAGGGATGGAACTATGAGTGGCTTCCCAACAGGATCGCTCAGGTGGCCTCCATGTGTCCTCGATGCGAGAAGCCGCGCCGATGGTTGAGACGACTCGATAAGATGAGACTTCCATCAGATGCAATTAATATGAGCTTTGCGACTTATGAGCCAGACTCACCCGAGCAGAAGGCGGCGGTTGAGTCTATGCTCGAGTATCTGAGAGGAGGTTGTCAGGGAGCTCCTCACGGACTTTATGTCTATGGTCAACCTGGCAACGGCAAGACCTCTTTGCTCTATTGCTTCGCTCGTGAGGCTGCCTACCTCGGCTTGAAGGTGAAGTACATCTCCCACATCGGCATCATGAACACCATCAAGGCGAGCTGGAATGATAAGCGGAATCAAGGCCCGCTCAAAGACTGGCTAGCAGGAATCGATCTGCTCTTAATCGATGAGTTCGCCGGCGTTGGTGGCTCAGCCAATAAGAGCCCGTGGTGGCTCAGTCAGACTGTGGAGCTTATCCAAGAGATCTATCAGCAGTGGGGCGCCGGTGAGCTGAGTGTGGTCATGACCTCTAATGTATATCCTCATCAGCTGCTTAACATCTTCGCTGAGAATCCAGCGGTCAAGAGCCGACTCGGCGCTATGTTCCCAAGACCGATTGAGATGGTGGGGAGAGATCGCCGACTTGATCAGGTCGATATGAGCGCTTGGGGTGTGAGATGAAGCCCTGAGCAGCTCGGTGATCTAAATTGCTAAGGGGAAAGCTGATCAAGGCTTCATCTAACACCTCCTCATGGTGTCTCTTTTCGAGTTGGCTTCACCATGAGAAGAGGTTAGCGAGCGGCGCTCGCAATCAAGGAGGAATCTTGAGCGCCACCATCGACATCACTATCATGGTGGTGATATTCTGTCCATCCTTTTCACTGCCAATAGAGTCTCTAGTCGTTCATTGATTCCACCGCAGTGTTTAGGGTTAGCCATTATGTCCACAATGTAGACACTATGAAAAGTAACCACTTAAAGAAATGTATACAATGTAGACAAAAGAGCTTGACAGACCGCCCTCAACAGTGAGAAGCTTACCTAGACATCACTGATCGTTAAACATAACTCTTCACACTCTCACTCCCAAGGATCTCTCATCATGTCTGTCTTATCCTCTGCTTCTACCCCTTCTCTCAACAACTCTAAGCCCGCTGATATGGATCTTGTTGAGGCCGCCTTCGACCAACACTGGCGCCACGATGGCGGCTACTGCATGATTGAGCTGACAGAGTTCAAGGCTCACCAACCGCTTGATCTCGATGCCTATATCTTCAACGGCTCGCTCTACTACTCGGATGGCTCTTTTGCGTGGTCAATCGCTCTTGAATATCTCGATTAATCACCAAAGAGGAATCATGAGCACATCTGACAAGACCGTATCAGCTCGCGTGAGCTCGCCGGAGCTCGCCAGGCTAGACAAGATCGCTGACAGTCTAGGGTGGTCGCGTTCTCAGTTGCTCAGGGAGATCATCTTCCGATTCATCTCTGATCACTCAACCTCATCAGCTATCAAGGAGCTTCTTAATGATTAATAAGGTGACCCTCATAGGCAACGTCGGACAGGATGCCGAGCTGCGCACTACTCAGAGCGGTCAACCGTTCGCCTATTTTCGGCTAGCCACCCACGAGAACTATCAGGACTCGAGAGGGCAGTGGCAGAAGTCCACCGAGTGGCACACCATCAAGGTCTGGGATAAGTCGAGCAATCGCGCCGCCTCTTCGATTCGCAAAGGGGCCAAGGTCTACATCGAGGGCCAACTCAAGAGCTTCAAAGGCCAGGGTGACAAAACACTTTGGGAAGTGCGCTGCACAACTTGGCGCTTGCTCGATAAAGAGCCTGATCCTCTCCTACCTCCTGAGCCACCCTCTAACAACATGCACACACCATCACAATGGGGTGAAGGGTTCACCCGCCGGTAAACACCAAACGAGTATTAATGCGCTCTCATCAGAGAGAAAGTGAGATTTTATGAAATACACAACACTACCCATGATTGACAACAATCCAACCGCTTCTTTGGATCGCTCGTATCGAAACATGCACCCTCTCCAATACTGCCGAGAGATCTACTTCAACGCAGTTGAGGCGGGGGCCACCTTCGTGAGAGTTCGACCAGTCAATGGCATCAAGATGGCTTGGTGCGATGATGGTCATGGGATGAACCCACAAGACCTTCTCAGGTTGATCAATGGCCGCAACTCCTCATCTAAGTCAGTCGAGGGTCATCATGGGAACTTTGGTATTGGCCTGAAAGACTCAGCGCTAACCCCCAATCCTTATGGCTTGGTCATCGTATCTAAGACAGCAGAGAAGCCGATGGGCGGCATGATCTGGCTACATCAGAGAGATGGTGTGTCAGGCGCTCAGGTTCTCATCTCTGAAGAGATGCGCCGAGACTTCTGCTCAACTCCTGACCATGCTGATGACTTCGCCGCTGAGTATCTGCAGGATCTCTACTCAGTTGATTTTGAGTGGGTCCAGAATGAGTTTGGCCATGAGAGCTTCACGATTGATGGCGTTGATTGGATGCACCTCTTCAAGAAGTGCAGCGCCAACACCATCGTCGTCTTGATGGGTGAGTATGCAAACTCGGTGACTTTTGACACTGATGCTGCGAAGTTTCATAAATTCTTTGGAATGAAGTTGTCTCATATGCCTATCCGCATGTTGATACCTACTGTTAGTAATGATCGAGAGGCTCAGATAAAGTGGCAAAAAGTTAACACCTTATCTGAGTTGAGTTGTCCAAGCTTCAATCAGGAGTTCAAAGGCTTTAAGATCACAACGTATTTGAAACCGAAGACTTCAAAAAAAAATAGCAGAGATGCTGGTATCATGGATGGTAAACGTTCTTTCATCAGCGGTATCAAATACAAAAATGAGATATTTGATTACACTGATACAAACGCAATGGCCAAACATTGGGGGCTATACTATGCTGAGGTGTACAAGCGAGTGATCATCATGGTGGAGCCACCACTGATGGATGAAGATACAGGGATTGGATGCTATCCTGACAGCGAGCGTCAAAACCTTTTATACTCTGATCCTCGCCTTAACATTATAAAGGCAAAAATCGAAGTAGTGCTTAATGAGGTTAAAGATTGGTATATCAACAATATGCCTGAGGAGCTGCGCCAGCTAATCAATACAGAAGTCCAAAAGACATTAGAGCATGTCGAGAAATCAAAAAAGATCTCACAGTTCAGAAAGTTCTTTAAGGCTCCAAAGGTTGAGCGAGCTTCTCAGATTAATGTCTACGGTGACTTGTATATTTTGAACGAGTCAGGCAGTGACAACGCCACAGAAGGTTCAATCATCGATGATCTTTTCAAGCGACGTAATAACCGTTTGAACCCACCACAACCATCAGCCAAAAAGGACAAGTCAGAAGCAGGTAATCCACAGAATAAGAGTGGTAAAAAAGGCGGGGATACTGCGGCGAATCGTCATGATGAAAGACCAAGCCCTAAAGATGCCTCTGTTGTCTTCGTCAATCCTCAAACTGAAGCTTGGCCAACTTATGAGTCCTTGGCTCAGTCTGAGAGAGGTGGCCTGTTCCCCTTTGTATATACCGGTATTCGGCGCGGTGATAATGTCAATGTGATCTATGTCAACACAGATTCATCAATCATCACAGCTCTTATCAGATCGGCGCTCGGTTGGGTCAACAAACGTGGTTCAGCCAAAATGGACATGTCAGAGTTGGAAGTCCTTGAGGCTCTTGTTAAGCCGTTCATCAGAGATTTTATGCCGGTGTCCCTGGCTCATCTAAACGGCGACAAAGACAAGATTAAGCTCGGTATCACCGTAACAGATCCGGTCGCCATCTATGCTATGTTTCATGGTACATGGCAGATTCACATGAATCTTCATGAGTATTATGAAGCGCACCGTAACCGTGTTTTATCTCCATCTGCTGAGGAAGATAATGAAAGAAACTAGACAAACTAGACAAACAACGCGCGCGCGCGAGGCAGACTTTCATCGAATCATGAAAGAGCTTGATCGACTCTTGGTGTTGCGCCTCGAGGAACAACTTGACCTCAGTGACCCTGATGACCTCAATAAGTATAATGAGGCCAAAACTCTAAGAGATCACATCAGGGAGACTTTGAAGGATGCCAAAGCAGTCAACCAAACGAGACGCTAAGCGCAAAGAGAAGCGCGAGAAGCTACTCGACAACCTGAGAACAGGGATGAGCGTTGAAGCCGCTTGTACCCAAAGCTCTATCAGTCGCGCCACTTACTATCTATGGATAGAAGAGGATGAGGAGTTTGCTGAAGAGGTGGAGGCTGCCAAAGACTTCAGTGAGGCTGTCTTGCTCGAGTCCATCAGATATCAGGGCGAGGCTAAACAAGACTGGCGCGCAGCTGCTTGGATACTCGAGCGCCGCTTTCCTGATCGATGGGGCGCTAAACGAGAGGTCGACGTCAATGTCAACAATACCACCAACGAGACTGATGATATCATCATCAGCATGATCGAGCAGATCGCTAAGCCATATCAGGAGGTCACCGATGACACAGCAGACAGAGAAGAAGCAGACGACTAGGATCTACCTCAAGCGCTCGTGGTCGCGCTATGCCTCTCATGAGCGTGAGGATTATCAGATTCATGGATGGCATCGGCTCATCTGCTGTGAAGACCTCAGTGAGCCTCATCTGACCATCTACCACGATAGCCTTGATGTGGTGGTGGGTGCTAAGGTGAGCGTGATTAAGGTGGGTCAAGATAAGGTCAGGATCGAGGAGAGGTGGCGCGTGACCGACAGAGGGCTAAAGTTGGATGATTAGGCTCAACGAGCTCCAGCATGGGATCATCTCTCGTATCGCTCGCAGTGAGAGAATCATAGCGGCGCGGTGTGGGTGGGGATCAGGTAAGACCTCGGCGCTTGTCTTCGCTCTGCTGTTCATCTCTCGATTTAGACCTGGCACCTCTAGCCTTCTCGTCACCGACACGAACCCACGCTATAACTCAGTATTGATGCCTGAGATGGAGAAGTGGCTGAGTAAGCTGGGGTGGACTTACAACCACACTCTAAGACAGTGGTCAGCGCCTAATGGCTCAACTGTGTGGTGTCGCTCGTATTATAGGCCAGGGACGAGAGACGCCACCCATAACCCGCTCGAGGGGCTCAACATCACCTCGGGTGTCTGCCTCATCGATGAGTGTCAGACGCTCTCAGCAGAGGTGGCTCATAAGGCGATGGGTCGATTGAGAGCGGGGCCGAGCCCCATCATGATCCTTGTGGGTCTGCCGGTGTCCGGCGCTTGGTGGTGTCAGCTAGCAGAGGAGGCGAGCTGTCAACCTCTCCTGTTTACCTCATACGTGAACGCAGCCAACCTCTCCTCGGAATGGTTCGAGGCCACTAAGCTTCTGCCTCAGGCTGAGCGTGAGGCTATGGTGATGAACAAGCCAAGGCCACCCTCAGGGCTCATCTATTCTGAGTTCGATGAGTCGCGCCACGTTATCAGCGGTTGGAAGTATAAGCCGACCATGAGTGGGCGTATCGCCATTGACTGGGGATTCAGGAAACCATCGGTGTTGATTATCGTGCATGATGATGAACTTGGCGCCGATGTGATCTGCGCTGAGATCAACCCACAAGAGGTGACCACCTCTCAACTAGCCACCCTCATCTTAGCTGTGGCGTGGCCGCGCTCGTTGAGGAGCTCCGCACCAGCTGAGAGGATATGGCTAGATAATGGGGTAGCTGACAAGGCGGGGCGAGCGCGAAATGATCAGACGGGGCGCTCAGCCTTCCGAGCAATGAGAGGGAATCCACCTCATGGGCTCGGCTTACCTCTGAGGTCGAACACTGACCCCATCAGGACAGATATCTTAAATGGGATTCAGCGATTGAAGAGGGCCTTTGCTCGAGGTCAATATCTGATCACTCGTGAAGTGTGGGATGCAGGCGAGCGCGCTCTTGGGAACTCAATCAGGAAGGCGATCATGAGCTATGGATGGGACAACAAAGAGCAGCCAAAGAAGGATGGGAGAGAGGACCCTCTTGACGCCTTGAGATATGACTGCATAACGTGGAACTGGTCTGACTCGCTAGTCGATCAGCGCAATTATCAACCACGAGCGACAGCCCCCAAGGACCGCCGAGTCAAGGTAGGCGGCGCTAAGACAAGAGGCTTCTAATGAAGATTTATGCAGATGATATCGGTGAGGTTCGGTACGTATCACACATGGGTCACGACTCAACGCCAGCTCACTCGGCGCGGGTGAGCTTCTATGATGCGACCACTAGCAGCCGCCTACATGTGACAGCTCGTGATGTGTCGCTGATTAAATACCTCGCAAGGCATGGCCACACCTCACCCTTTGAGCACTGCAACGCTACCCTCAAAATCACCTGTCCTCTGTTCGTTAGATCTCAGATTATGCGCCATAGAACCTTCTCTTATAATGAGGTGTCGAGGCGTTACACATCTGAGAGGTTGCAGTTTTGGGTGCCCTCAGCGCTCAGAGGTCAGCACGAGAAAAGTCTACAGTGTTCATCTGAAGAGGTCGTTGAGGAATCCGAGCACTGGCTTGAGTGTTGGCGCAAGCACAGCGAGAACTGCCAGATGTTCTATGAGCTGATGATTGCTTCTGGTGTCGCTCGAGAGCAAGCGCGCGCCATCCTGCCTCAGTCGCTCTACACCCACTTCTGGATGAGCGGAAACCTTAACAACTGGGCTCGATTCCTGAGGCTACGCTTAGACCCTCACAGTCAACCTGAGACGAGAGCTGTGGCTGTGGCAGCTCGTGATATACTCATGAAGCATTTCCCTGTTTCGTTGGGCGCTCTGCTCGGTGACTTTGAGGAGGTAGACCATTGATGTATGATGACGAAGACGAAACAATCTGCGGCAGTTGTGGACTGGTTCAATGTATTTGTGACATCGAATATGAACATGACTGTGAGAGCGAAGACTGCGACTGTGGCGTTGATTGTTCATGTTGCATCAATGAACGATGTAACTGTCAGTGTGGAGAGTGAGCCATGAAGATCAGAGAGAGGAGGCTTGCCATAGTCCTCCTCGATCTCATCGGCTCAACTCAGTTCGTGCAGAAGGTGGGCGCTGTCAAGGCGGCGCGGTGGCTTCAGTATCATGATCGCCTCACTCGCTCTCTCATGTATCGCTTCTCAGGCAGAGAGATAGATAGGTCTGATGGATTTCTGCTGAGCTTCGAGGAACCTATCAACGCGGTAAACTTTGCGCTTCATTATCAGCTCTCCATACCACCACGAACCCGCCTCAATACTCGCGTGGGTGTGCATGTCGGCTGTATCGCTGAGGTAACACAGCATGAGCTTGATGTGATGGTGGGTGCTAAGCCTGTGGAACTGGAAGGCATCGCCAAGAATATCGCGGCGCGCACTATGAGCGTTTGTGGCCCTGGTCAGGTGCTACTCACAGAGGAGGCGTTCAAGGAGATTCGAGGCCATACAAACAGCATGACACCCAAGGGGACAAGATATGTCATGGTTGGCCTCTATCGATTCAAGGGTGTTAAAGAGCCTCAGGTCCTCTATGCTGTCGGCTCACGCATCGAAGCCCTCCAACCACCTCCGAGCAGTGAGAAGGCCAAGAGACTTGGAGGGCCTAAGCGGGTGAGGTCGCGCGCTCGAGATCGCAAGGTGAAAGAGTGGTTGAGCTGGGCGCTGCCTAGATGGGCCTTCATCAATATCATTTACATCGTCTGCCTGATGTGGCCTTGGTTGACTCACCAGCTCCCCATCATCTTAGAGATAGTGAGGTTCATCTATGGAGAAGAGTAAAAGTGAGAGAGAGGTGACGAGCGAGATTAAAGCGCGGCGCGGGTGGTGGTTCAGCGTCTTCTTCATGATGCTCGTCGTCTTCCTGATCCTCTTCTTGACCTATGTTGAGATTGTCGAAAAAAACCGTGATGTGTTGGTGGGGATCTTGGGGATGATAACGGGGTCAATCTCCTCAATGATGGCTATCGCCTCAGGTCGCGACCCATCAGAGGTGGAAGAACTAAAAGATAAATTATCTTCAGCCAACGCTGATAGAGAAGCGCTCATCGCTCGCCTCAGAGATGCGCAGATTCAGATGCAACTATTAAGAGAGCAGATACATGAGCTGCAGACGGCAGTGATCGATAAGCTCTCTATCTTCGCCGGTGATCACCCCATCAAAACCAAAGATGAAAACTCGGTCATCCTTCATCCATCGGTGGAAGAGTGGCTCCCTCACAGTGGGCTAGACAAACAAAAGTAAAGCGTTTATTATTGGGTCGAGTATTGATGCGCTCCATTTGGAGAAAGTGAGGAAACCACCCCAAGAGGAGCATCTATGCACGATCACACTGAAGAGCGTGAGACTCGACATTTTAGAGCGCTCTCACCTCGGTTTAGAACGCGAGGCATCACTGGTACTCAGATCAGTGGTGGGGTGATCACGGGCAAGGAACAGAACGCTCAACTCACCGGCCTCAACTGGGTGCAAGAGGCTGAGGAGATGTTGAGAACTGACCCCATTGTCAGGCGCTCATGGCATATGCTCAGGCAGACTCTTCTCTCTGCCGCTTGGCGATTCGAGCCAGGGATTAAAGATGATCCTATCGCTGAGGAGCTCGCCCGATTCGCTAATGAGGCTTGGGGCTTCGATGGATACTCAGGTCAGATGTCGATCAGTTGGGAAGATCAACTTGCTTATCTCTTTGAGTTCGTTCCTTTGGGTTATCGATACGCTGAAGAGATCTACAAGGTAGGCCCTGACTCAAAAGGTGAGGTCAAGGTCTGGCTATCTCATTACGCCGACCGCGAGCCAAGCGCTCATCAGAAGTGGCTGAGTCGAGACGCTCAGCAGCTCGACGGGGTGATTCAGAACACAGTAGGCATCACCTACACTCCTGAGCCCATCCCTGCCAACAAGCTACTCTTGCTCACCCTCAACAAGACCGGTTCAAACTTTGAGGGCGTCGGGATGCTTCGTCCTGTTTGGTGGTGGTGGCGTACGAAACAGAGGGTGGCTAACCTCATGTGCGTTGGCCTCGATAGATGGGCCGTTCCATCTCCAAAGGTTGTGGTGGATCGCTCTCAGGCTGAAGCGCTCGGTTTATCTGATGGTGACATTGACGCGATGATTGATGATGCAGAAGCTCAAGCAAGAGCTTTCATCTCAGCAGAGCAGAGCTATCTAGTAGAGAACGCCGCTGTTAAGTTCGACACCTACGCAGCCACTCCGAATCTCTACGCTGATGGTCCCATCAATATCATCACTAAGTGTGATAGCCAAATAGCAGCCGCCTTCCTCACTCAGTTTGCCGACCTCGGGAACACCGAGACAGGAGCGCGCTCAGTTGGTGAGATTCATCTCTCTGTCTTCAGACGAGCTGCAATCAACCTTTGCGATCTAGTCGCTTCAGCTGTAAGTGGAGTGGATCGCCGAGGCGCTGGCACTATAGGCCGCCTCATTAGATGGAACTATGGCGCGGTTGATCCTTCTAAGCTACCTCGCCTCACCCACACCGGCCTCGATACTGATGACTTGGCTGAGTCACTCGGCATGTTGCCAGGTCTAGTCCAAGCAGGGTTACTCACTCCTGATGATGAGCTCGAGCGAGCAATCAGGGAACGACTCGGCGCGGGTGTATTACCTGATGAAGCTGAGCGCTCACCCATCTCAAGAGTCTCAGCTGTGGGTGGTGGTGGCTCAGTCTCAGCGCTCGCTGAGCAGCTCATCAGGAGGCGCCGAGATGGTTAAGCGGATTAAAGTTAAATATAGCATCCCTGATAAATACTCTCACATAGATTTCACCCCACCACGAGGCGCACAGAAGGCGGCCAAGCGAGCGCTAGAGGTGCGAGCTAACAAGCCATCCTCTCAGCGTGGGATGACTCCAGTTGGAATCGCGCGCGCTCGTGACCTTAGCGCGGGTAAGCAGTTATCACCCGACACCGTCAAGCGTATGCTCAGCTACTTCACTCGTCATGAGGTCGATAAACAAGGTTCCACGTGGAACACTCAGGGCAAGGGCTGGCAAGCGTGGCAAGGTTGGGGAGGTGATGCCGGTTACGCTTGGGCTCGAAAGGTAGTTAAACAGATGGACGCAGCAGACAAGAAGACACAAGCGCTGAGAGCTTATGGTGAAGCCATCCAACTCTCAGAGGCGCCATCGTATAACGTCCCCGATGGGCTCACCATCGGTCGACCATTCAAGACTCTCTCACTAGGCCAAGTCTCCTCTCGGATGAGCGGTGAGGCTATCGGCAAAGAGATTGATTTAGAGATGCTCGGCGAGATGCTGAGAGTCTATCAAGAGCGCAAGGATTCAGATCCAGTCATCATCGACTGGCAGCATGCCACCTCACCTTTTAACGGTGGCCCTCCTGCTCCACCTGAGAGCGGGAACGCGCTTGGCTTAATCGTTGATTTAGAACTCAGAGAGGATGGTCTTTACGCTGTCCCTGCCTACAACGAGCGCGGCTTGAACGTGGTCAAGGAGGCGGGCGGCGTCTTGTGGTCTTCTCCTGAGTTCATCACCGGCGATGTATTTGACCGTAGTGGAGGAGAGAAGGTCGGATCGGCTCAACTCCTCGCTATCACCCTCACCCCTCGGCCTGCACAGTCTCACGACAAGATCAGCCGAGTAACCCTATCAGAAAGGCCAAACATGGATATTGAGTCTATGTCACCTGATGAGCTCAAGGCTGCTCTTGTCGCGAAAGACGAGATGGTCAAGGAGCTCGAAGAGATGATCAAGGAAATGAAGGCTGACGCTGAAGCCAACATGCAGACCGAATCAGAAGAAGAGGTTGAGTTGGCAGAAGAGAAGCCCAAAGAAGATGAGGCCGAGAAGATGGCCGAGTCTGAAGAGAAGAAGGAATACAACAAGATGAGTGAGTCACTCACCGCTGATGTAAGCCTCCTCTCAGAGCTTCAGCTTCTCCGAGAGAGCGTAGCAGAGCTCACCGCTGAGCGTGACGCTATCAAACGTGATCAGGCTGTTAGCGCTCTACTCTCAGAGGGCAAAATCTCACCTGCTGAGCAAGCTGTGGCTGGCAAGGCGTGGGATCTCAAAGACTCATCTCCTGAGTTTTGGCAGATGTTCAACGAGCGCTCAGCCTCTTCAGCTGTCCCTCTCACTGAGGTGGGTCATGGTGCAAGCGGCGCTGAGATCTCACAGCAGACTCTTAATGAGGCTGTTCTTAAGCTCAAGCAAGAGAAGGGCGTCACATATAGCGAAGCGCTTGACCTCTTCCGCGCTGAGAATCCTGACTATTACAACAAGGCCTTTGGAGTTTAATCATGGCTACTACTGACAACATCGTATCATTCGTGGCTAACTCAGCGATCACTGAGTTTGCTCTTGTCTCTGTTTTGGCAACTGGAAAGATCCAAGTCACAGCCTCAGAAGATGAGACTAACTGTGTTGGGATCGCTCAGCGTGCATGCTCAGCAGGTGACTCTGTTGAGGTTGTGGTACTCGGAAAGACCCGCGCTATTGCAGGCGGCGCTATTGCACCAGCTACCATGAATCTTCTCATGTCCGACGCCTCAGGGCATCTCGTCGCATTTGATGAGGGTGCAGGCAACTATGCCGTGGCTCGCATGATCCCCAACATTAACCAAACAGGCGCTTCAGCAGGTGAGCAAATCACTGTTGTCTTTACCGGACCTGTTGCTCTAACTGCATCTTAAGGAGCTGACTAATGGCTAGTTCATACAGCAATCTGCATCCAGTCGACCAAATCCTATCTAACCTCGTCGTTGAGGCTGTCCCAAGTGATGATCAGTTGATCGCTGATAAGGTCTTTGAGAGCATCAAGGTTCCTGAGCGATCAGGCACCATCTTGCTTGAGGAGACTCGGAACTTCATGGGCGCTGGCGCGGGTCTTGACCTCGAGCGCGCACCAGGGAGCTCACGCACCAACATCGGTGGATTCGACCGAAGCTCAACCACCTTCAAGGCGTTGATCTACGCGGCTCAAGACTCCATCGCTATGGAAGACATCTTTGACTCTCAGTATCCAGGGAGCGAAGAAGCACGCATCGCAAAGAAGGTTGCACGAGTGATGAAGCTCGCTAAAGAGAAGCGCGCCGCTGATCTTCTCTTCAGTACCTCGCTCTTTGCAGGCTATACCTCAGCGCCAGCTACTAAGTTTGACGCTACAGGCGCTGAGCCTCTCACCACCTTGCACAGCCTCAAGGATACCGTTTATCAAAACGCTCATGGGATCAACCCTGACACCATGATCTTAGGTCGCGACGTCTTCCGCGCTCTTGCTCGTAACCCTGAGGTTCGTGGCTATGTTGGAGACAGCTCTAGTGGGATTGCTTCAGGTAATCGCATCTTGGCAGATGAGGCGGTTCTCTCTGTACTTCGTGATGTGCTCGGTATCCCCAACATCATGGTAGGTGCTGCGCTTCAAGACACCGCTGTCCCTGGCGCGGCTAGCTCTGAGGCTTACATCTGGGATCGTGAGACGATCTTCATGGGTATCTTGCGCGGCTCAGATGCAATCGTTCAAAAGAGCGGTAACGTCAAGGGGATGCCAACGGCGGCTCTTAACCTTGAGTTTGGTGGCATGATCGCGGGTCAGTATGA